GACGAGGACGATTTTGTTTACGATATTGAAACAACGCGAGGACGATTTTTTGGAGGTATAGGTAGTATGATTTTGAAAAACACGGATTCTGAATATTTATATTTCCCCCACATCACTGGAGAAACCCAAAAAGAACATGCAGAGAAGTTGTGGGACTACTGTCTAGAAGTAGCAGAGGATATCACCAAGTTGTATCCGTCTCCGATGAAGCTTGAGTTTGAGAAGGAGATCTATCACCGGTTTCTCATTCTGAGCAAAAAGCGGTACATGTACACGCTGATGAATCGGGATGGTGTAGTGCAGGACAAGGTCGGGAACAAGGGCGTGCTTTTGTCAAGGCGAGACAACTCAAATGTAGTCCGGGACTTGTATGAAGGACTAGTGCAAAGAGTATTTGACAACGTACCTATTTGCGAGATCCTTGACTGGGTCTTTCATCAAGCCCTGGCAGTTTTCAGACGACAGGTGCCGGTTGACAAATTCACGATTACGAAAGCTGTAGGTGGCGTCGGCAATCTTCCGCTGCTCTCTGGCATGCAGGGAATTAATAAAGAGTGGATTAGGAGTATTGAAACTGGAGCAGGAAACAAATCCCCTGAAATGCTTGAAAAACTAGCCGCTGGAAAGGTCATGATCGGCGATTACACGATTCCAAAACTCTCCAAGGAGCCTGTTGAAAGAGCAAGGCAACTGAAGCTTAAGGAAGCCGACGACGACGTAGGGTACTATACAAACAGTCTACCTGCGCACGTTTCGCTTGCTATGAAGATGCGATCGAGAGGTATTCGAGTAGATAATGGAACGCGGTTGGAACACCTGGTCACATTCGCAAATGGGCATACAGACAAGTTGTTCAGCAAGGTAGAGGACGTCGCATATTTCAAAAAACACTCTGGATATCTTAAAATTGACAATTTGTATTACATCAAAGCGATGACTAATCCTGTCGACCAGGTCCTCACTGCGTGCTTCGGAGTTAAAGATTTTATGAAAAATTTGTACAAGCACTGGATAGCAAGAGAAAAATTAGTGGCATCTCGTGTTGACACGCCGAGTCTTAAATTTGAATAAACTAAGATGTCTAAGAAAAACAATATTAAACTTAATTTTTTATACTATATATAGTATGAAAATATTTAATAATTTACTGATCCAACTTTTCCTCTATTCTTCCCGCTGCGTGCGCGTCGTTAATAATTTCGCAAAACTCGTAGAAATCGTCCCGCATAAAATCCGCAGACATTCCCGATTGAATAATTTTACCCGAATGGAAGACCAAGAAGGTGTTGTAGCGAGTGTGCTTGAGTTTTGTTTGCCGCGCTTCAGGGGTCAGGACATCCAAATATTCCTGGTAGGAGACCAGTTCCCCGTCCCAGTTGTCTCCTGTTATTTTTAGGATTTTGAGGTCTGTAATGGGTTTTACAATCTTCTTCTTGACGTTGAGCCCGGTGTATCCGAATGAAGTTTCGAGAAGGCAGTGGTAGCCGGGGTTAATATCCAGAATGTACTGATCGAATAATTCCCTGTTAATTTTGATACCCAGCGTAAAGTCCAGGTTGCGCATGGCAGGAATAATAAGAGCGGTTAGCGTTTCTTCGCCGTCTGGCAGGGAATAAAATTTAGTGCTTTTGATATTTTTCCAGATACATTGGATGCACTGCACCGCATGTTGGAAGGAGAGTGCCCCTGTAATTTGGAATGTTCCGTTTCTGCATACTTTGAAATTAAGGAGTTTATCACCGGCGTTGACGACGACTGTGAAGCTGTTACGGAACCATCTTTTGCTTTTCTTTCGGGGTTTTAGATTGATTCCTCTAATGTCTCCCAAGTAGTTTACCGAAATAATGGTTCCGACTGGAATTGCGGTTAAAGCTTCATTCATGGCTGGTCCCTTGGATCCCCTGAGCCTGGAATCATCTGTTTCGTGCACGGTGACGTGCTTTGAGATTTTTTCAATATCTATGGTAAGATTCGTGGTAGCTGTAAAAGTGCGAGTAGACACTTTCATGTTTTCAAATTTATAGTTTACTAGTTTATTCGACATTTTATCTATTACGTTGTAACCTTAATAAAATCATTTTTACAAGTTAAAGACTCGCATAGACATTGAAAATGAATCCTGATCTACTAAGCGACACAGAGTATGAGTTTATAAGAATGTTCAAAAAAGGTAAACAGGGGTTAACAGGGTTATTGAAAAATAAAAATACTGGTACAAAATGTGTTTTTAAAATGTCCCAACATATCGATTACCTGTGCGAGCATGAAGAAACTGTCGCTCGAAGGCTAAACGAGTTACAGTGCCCTGTATTTTCTCGATTTTTAGATTCCCGCGCTCTTCTAACTAATCCAGACACGAAGGCTAAACACCCGTTTCAATATTGTGAAACTCCTCTCGAGAGACACGTTATTTTTTTTGAATATATACGCGGGTACTCCTTGTCCAAAGTTATCAAGTCTAAAATGGAGGTGGAAACTGCCGCAATTCTATCCAGCATCAAGACAATCCTTCTCGCTACTAAAATGGCATATAATCATATGAAATTTACGCACTACGATCTGCATACCAGCAATATACTCATGACCAAGTGTGACAAAGATAAACATCTCCTGTTCAAACTTGACAAAGATAATGTGTTTTCGGTTCCTACTCACGGGTGGATTCCAGTAGTTATTGATTATGGCTTTGCCTACATTGACAAGATTGACGAGGGGCCGATGTATCAGAGTTTGGCGCACACTAACGTTGGTTTTATTTCTTGCGCGCCGGATCCTTTTGCGGATGCAAAGCTTTTCTTAGCGTCTGTGAGCAGCCATACTGCACGGTACCGAAGAACAAAGATTGTACTTAAGATGAGAAAACTTGTTCGATCTATTTTTGGGAAGCTTGATATGGATTTGCAGTGCGGGTGGGATGTAAATGACGACGAATCTATTGCCGACGAGTCGCTAGAGTTTCTAATCCCAAGTAATAAAAAGAATAAAGGAGTCATAAGCGATCTTTTTGATCGGTACGATCACTTTGCCGTGGATCTCCTTGGCAGCCTTGTTATGCTACCTTTGGACGTCAACTCCGTTTCCGTTATGAGTCCGTCAGCCGGCGATCCTGTGTCCGACACCCGAAAATCACTGCGAGTATTTTTAAAGCAATTTGCTAAAATCGAGTCTATAATTCTTAGTTCTTTCACACGTATCCAAGTATTAAAACTCATTACGGACAATGCGCGCGAAGCCATGGCGGGTTACTACAACCCTGAAACTCAGGATTCCGCCACGTGCCTGTTCAAAACTGGAGTTATGAGAGGAGTTGACCGCATAATCAAGCACGCAGATTTTTCGGACATAGACTTTGACAAAATGTTGTGTTCTCTCTTGCTTTTTTCTAGGGGGTTGGAAGTATACCTTGCCAGAAAACTTGGCGCTTTGTTAAACCGCAAGCGGTCTGAATACATATCAAAGCTTTCTGTAAAAAATACTATCGAAATTGTAGGCGCTTTGGAACTTAGTTTCAGAACGGATAGGCAAATTTCAGAAAATATAAGCAAATGGACTGTAATTGAACCATTCAAAACACCATACGAGTGGATTCCTAAGAGCGATGAAATTCAAAATTTAAACGCTTGTCATTCTTTAACACGAGGTACCAAAATAGCTCGACTTATGGTTTAATGAACTTAAAAAATATAAAACTAATTGTAAATAAAATGACTTCAATGCCCGTAACTTATTTACAATTCGATTCTTCTTATCGAAATCGAGATGCATACCCCCTTCCGAGTGTATTTACGGTACCTGTAGAAGGTACGAGTAACTATTTTAATTCTAATTTGAGCAACGTAAACGCCGGGGACTCGGTAGCTACAGGAAGCGTAGAACAGAACAAAAAATGGGCTTCTAACGCGTTCAGCCTGTACAAGGTAGGCCAAGTTCGAACCGACCCGTACTGGTCGAACCTGACTTCCACTTCTGGAACCCTGGCTATGCCCACTACGTCAGATGTTGTATCTTCTGCAGACGGGTCAACTACTCTACTGTTCGGGATTGACGACGACGTAAGACCCCAGTTTATTGAAGACTACTACGTTGGATGCAAAATGGATTTTAGCCCAGATGGCGGGACCACTAATTACGTTGCGGAAGTTGTTTCGTATACCTATCTTGGAGATGGGCGGTGCATATTTACAGTTAAACAAAGGTTTCTTCAAAACATCCCAGCCGGAACGGTGTTTACGATGTCAGACCCAACCGACATCTCGTCCGGATTCATATTTGTACCTTCTGGTAAAAATTGGGACGATGCATACGTTCCTAATCGTATAATTTTTAACGACTCTATAAACGAATGGCGACCCATTAAGTCCTACGGTAAAAACACGCATATTCTGCAAGTCTACGAGGGTCCTGCGGATCGCGAAAAAGGTCAGGACGGCAACACTGCTACTACAGGTTCTATTTCTCACTGGAGCCCTCAATCTACGTTTTCAATCAGACAAGTCCACAACTGGCTGCCTCCGATTACAAACAGCAACGCCGGAGCCGCGCTTGCAAACCCGTCCCCAACAAACACCACCAACAACACATCTTTGTGGTTCGAACCCAAACAGTTCCTGACGAGTACAACGATCAATTTGGGCCCAAATATTTTACTCGACGGAACAAAAATGAACGGTTCATGGATTGAACTTACCCCGAACCCTGGAGGACTTACAGCCATAAGTAATGTAACATACGAGGACACCTGCACCGGAGGTTCGACAACCACGGCCATTCTTACGGTCGGACCGAACGCTCTATGGACTCAGGAAGATTTTTACAAGGGAATGACCTTGAAAGTAGACACATTCGCATCTGGAAGTGCCATTACCCTGACCACCAACACGGGTACAGCTGCGAATTTTACAGCAACCGCCTATACAGTGACAGCGGGTACAAACAACACATACAGCGGAACCGCGGGTTCAGGTCTGACGTTTACTCTTCAGAACAGGGCGACAAATACAGACGACGTCGTGTCTGCTATTATTATAAATCCAGGGTCTGGTTACTTGACTGGTGAAACGATTACAATTACCCAAGCTAATATGATTGCTATCACGGGAATCGGAACTCTCACTATAGCTACTTCGGTTGTCTTTACAATTACTGCGACCAACGCCATTGGGGCTAGCGAGGGGTGCGATCGCACCATTACCCAATACAATTCTGCAAGTAAAACAATTACTTTTGCAGGCCCGCTGCCCGACCCGTTGCTCAACACTCATATTGTGTCTATTCATCCCGTCGCAAATAACAGAGTTATTAATCAAGATTTAGACCCTTACCCAGATCCCGACTGGAGAGTCACACCTTTTATGGAATCTGCTCAAATTACGCAATACATAAGTGAAAATGGCACTCTTGCGCAAGCTGCTGCGGTAGGTGATAAATCAATGATTTTAAACGGTGCATCCTCTAGTATAAATTACACGGGACACTGGATTTCATGGATTCAGGGAGGCGGGTGCTATGCTCGCATGATAAACCTTACTACCCACAATGCTGATGGCACGACTACTGTAGGATTTGACAGAGCTATCGGCGGCATACCTGCGACTCTCACCATCTCTACAGCGGGAACTGGTTACACAGGGGCTACCGGAGTAACTACAACTCTCGCTACTGGAATTTATGGAGGGTCCGGGCTCACAGTAGATACTGTAGATACTGGAGGAGCCATCACAGGGATTACCATTAATGCTGCAGGAAACCATTATTCAATAGGGGACATTGTGGCTGTAACTGGCGGAGGTGCCGACGCTAGATTAACCGTCGCTACCCTTACGGCCGTTCCTGCTGCTCAAGCGTGGTCTATTCACAGTGGAAAAACTAAACGCAGCGCGGTGGGAGGATTTTCAGGTAACGGATTTACCACGAACATGAATCTCCAACAGTGGCTTATTATGCCTTTTCACAGGGACCACGCTCAACCATTCACAATGACGGGCTCAAATGTTTCGTTGCAGGGACCGGTGTGCTACGAAATCGAGCTCATATCTCTAATCGTTCCGAACGCCTACCTTCAGGATATAGGAGCTAGCGGTCGCCTTGCGTACTATCCATTCCTCTACGTTTCTTTATCATCTCCAGGGTCGTCAGGAGGAACAGGTCCTCACACTATAATGTCAAACAATCCCCATTCGAACAGAATGCAATTTATCGCCCCTATTGATGATATCAATCATCCTGATAACGCTACGTTCCTCAAACTAGACGGAGACGGAATGGTTCAAACAATGAAATTCAATCCATACTCTAACCTCGAACTCCGAGTAACTTTGGCGAACGGGGCGCCGCTGCAGTTTAAAATTAATGACAGCGCCCCTCCTCAACTGCCCAATCCATTGGGACAGATCCAAGCAGTGTTTTCTCTAAAACGTGTTGCATAAGAATGATTATAATTAACTTTTTACTTGCAAAGTAAAAAGTATGACCAAAAAAATATCCAGAATGTTTCAAGTTTCTCCGGAAGTTTTATCGTCGAGTATTGATAAAAAAATGGAAAAAATAATTCATGAACATATTGTAGGATCATGCTCGGAAGCAAACGGATACATTGTAGAAGTTTCCAACATTGTTTTAAAAAACGCAACCGTGTCGGAGCCCACTGGACTCGTAGACATTATTGTTGACTTTGACGCGGAATGCGTTAAGCCAGAAATAGGAAGCCATTACTCGGGCAGAGTGTGCTTGGTGTTCGACATGGGAGTACTCGTAGATATTGCAGGAGTACTGAAAGTTTTAATCCCAGTGACCGACCAAACTTGTATCGTAAACGGAGAATTGCGTGATGCAGTGTACGACCAACTTGTAAACAGTTTAACTATAGATTCACTGAAAATTGAAAAGGGGAAAATAATTCGAGTACAAGTATCTGGAGTGCAGTACAACGCAGAAACAAACTCATTTAACTGTTTTGGTGATATAATTAATTAATTAAATAAAGAATGATACAATGTCGTATTTGTCTTGAAGAAGAAGGGGAGTTTTTTTCACCTTGCTTATGCAAAGGTAGTGTAAAGCACGTTCACAGAAAGTGTCTTGAAACGTGGCTAAAAACTGCTGCAATTAATACAAACAAATGCACTATATGTAAGGCCGAATATTTACGAAGACCGCCTTTAAAATATGCAATGCAAGACTGCTGTGCTGATATAAACCATAACGGAATTGTCATTTTTTCAACCAATGTAATAATTTCAACATCAATAGGAATTCCCATACTCTATTTATACCACCCTGGGAACCCCCCAATTATTTTTATTGGACTTGTAAATATTATTCTGGTTTTTGTTGAACTACTGTACGGCTTCACGGTTACACTGAAATATAAACTAAATTGTAAAAAAATATGCCCGTTTCTAATTTTAACATTTTTGACTGGAGGTATAGCAATTGAATCTAATTCAAAGAACGAATATTTATTTACTACAATTCTGCTAATGTTTAATTTTTTTGTTTCAATGCTTTTTAAAGACATAACGCGACAAATGTCAGCGCAAAAAAATGCTTTTATTCTTCCGTACGAATACCCACATGAACGAGATTCCACGGGCGAGTGCAAGGTAATTATTTAATTAATAACTCTAATAAATGAATACAATGCATAATAAACCGACCGTTCAGGATCCTCAAAACTACCCCTGTGAAAAGATTGAAAGTATATTGGCGAGAAATATATATTTGGTACCTTGCTACGCTCCCGACGGGTCCGCCAAATCGATGTCTTGCTTTGATTACTCAGAACCCACTTCTAGTGGAATTGCCAAAAGCGACCTGGGCATATACGACCAAAACGGTCAAAGACATACAATGGCTAGACGGTAAATAGTAGGGTCATCGTTGCCAAAATTATTTTGCCCTCCACCATCTCATGCAGTGACCCGCTTTACAAGTCTCACCGTCGTGAGTTTGTTTTTCTTTAAATTTTTCCTTGGAATCCGCATTCCACCATCTCATGCAATGCCCGTCAGAACAGCTTTCGCCTGAATAAGTTGGCATTTCAAAATTTTCAATATCCGAGCATGTTCCCTCTATCCACTCGCACCCGCGACCGTGAGTTGCACCTGCTCGGTTGCATTTTGTTTCATCTGGAATATTTTTGCACCCTGATGCAAATGTGTATAATCTTTTTTTGGAATTATTCATTTATAAAAACGATTAATTTTTTTTAATTCTTTAAAAAAAAAAAATGGACGACTACGAATCTGAACAACAACGCCTCCAGGAGGAATATGAAGAAGAATGCATGGAAAACTACCCTCTGACGTGGGAACTCGACGAATATGAAATAGACCACTCCTACTCCAGGTGCTACGATTGTGTAAAAAAAGCTATCTCAAAATCAAAGTCTGGGTATGAAACCTATTGACAAACTTTGCGCGATAATTAAATTAATTCGTCGCACTATCCTGCACGGAAACTAAAAAAAAATAAAAAAAAGCCCCATTAGCTAAACCTAATGGGGCTTTTTTGCGTCACGTCTCAAAAATTTTAAGGCAGAAAATCTTAGTTCACATCCCGCATTTTAGATATGAAACACTGCATGCACAGCCGATCGATGCCGCCGAAACAAAAAAAACAAATGCGCTTACGCCACTAAATCCGACGGCACCGGTGAGAAGAAATGCAACGGTTGCGTGCGATACGCACCTATCTTCCAAAGTTGTCATTTTCGTTTACCGTTTAATTTTTCTATTCAAAAAAAAAGAAAAATAATAATTTATTAAGGGTTGGGCGCGGCGGCGATCATTTTAAGGCGGGATTCAAGATTCTGATTTATATAATTTGTACACGCCCGGCCGCCCCGACCGGGCTTAAATTTAAACTTGTTCTCGAACTCGACCTTCAATTCTTTTCGGACTTTCCGTTTGACCTCAAATTTCTGAAATACATCCAGACGGCTCGTCAAGCTGTTGGGTATCGTCAAGCTGTCATCACGTCCCATGTTTATGAATGCATTGTATGCATGCTTATTCTCGGGCGTCAGCTTCCCCTCGACATCGACAGCGAGCTCGGACAGCTTACGCATGTCTGTTTGCAGCTTCTGGTACACGTCATCAGGATTTTCGTTCGAGAGATTTTCGACGTTCGTCGTGTCCGGGACACGTAGTTCGCATTGTCTGAACCCGAGCTCGGCGTGCACGTCTATCAGGATGTCGTACACGTATGGTTTGGTGTGACCAGACACTGACTCAACATATATCGGTTTGTTCGCCGTCGGTCCCGGCATCAATACCGCAAGCACGGCTACCAACGACGCGTATGTGTCGCACACGCCGGCACCGACGACCAAACCGATCGCAGCGTCCCTTATGATACGATCGGTGCCTTCGGCATTTTTTGTAAATTTGGCCAGTTTTTTTATCAATTCGTAAGCAACTTCACGGCCTGTCTGTTGTTGGGAATTGAGGTTGAAATAATCGCCGTAATTAGTAGACGTTGGGTTTGCAGGCACCGCTCCCAACATTTGGACGGCGTCCTGGAAAAGTTGCGCTGCGTATTTCAGCTCAGCCGATGATGAGCTTTTGACGTCGGGCGCGAGAGCCTCAAGAAAAGCGGTACGGATTCCTAGCACTTGCTTGACTTTTGGCCACATACGTTTCCTTTCCCTTTCCCTTGCCTCCGCCTCCGCCTCCGCCTTTTTCCTTTCCCTTCTGTATTTACGCTCGAGACGTTTTAACCCTTTCAGATTCTTCTCATCGTTTGCTTTGAAGACATCTTCTAAATTTCGACGGGGCGTATAGAGAAAGGGAAAGGGAGGGAGTGGGGTCAGAAATCTACGGTGTCGAGGCATCCGGGGGGCATTCGGCACGTTTATCCTACTAGGATTTTGTTTTATGGGTGAGTGTGGGTAAAAGGTTTCTAAAGGCGACACTCTGGGTTCGGCGAATATTTCATCGAGTTCCTTAAATTCATTTCGATTTGTCATTTATTCTTATACAAATAACAAAAAACTTATTAATAATTCACACTAATAAATTTAGCGGTGGCACCTCAATAAATTTTGTTTTCCAATCGTAATTATCGCACTCTTTTATATTTATTTTTCTGCAACTCAGAGATAACGGAATTTCTTCAATTCGGGTAATAACCGGCCCGCAATTTACAAATTCCATATCTCTTACCCAAAAAGGAATCCATAGCAAAGGATCGTTAATGTTTTTGATAACCATCTTTTGAAGTGTTAGTCGATGTCTTGAACAATCGCGAATAAATTTTTTATAATTTCCACCGTCGTACTTTACACTAGTTTTCCAAGCACTTTTGCTCATTGGTCGAGAAATCTGGGCTAGGGAAAAAATGTCAGCCTTGTATAAAAATTGATGAATGCCTACCAAAATAAAGGGTGAAAGTTTATCAAACATTTTAATTAAACTTTTTACAGTTTAAATACTTATTTTATTTTGTAGTACTTGTAGTACAAAATATATATGAGGTGCACAATCGGATACGTTTCTTACAGGACAGGGAAACCGAGGGCACCACCTGAAATCCGGATGATGTTGTTGTTGACACAGGTGAGGACAAACTTGTACTTCTGCTGGACCTGCACTCCGGAAGACTGAGGGTTGTTCGGACCGACGATGGCGGCCTGGTTGAGCGGAGGGAGGGTGGTGGTACCGTTAGCAACCGCAGCGTTGCAAGCTTGGGCGAGGGTGGTGAACTCCGGGACAATGGACACGTTCGTGAGCTTACCGTAGTTAGTGGAACCCATGGGGTCGAGACAGATAAAGTCAAGAGAGTACGAGTAGCAGTGGTAGCCGCTGACTTCGGGGATAACAGGAGCCGTGAAGTACGGGTTGACCATCGAGAAGTAGTCCGCGCCCATTTGGCCGAGACGGTTGGTGTTTTCGTAGACAAGGGAGCAGCGGAGGAGAGGGTCGACCTGGTACTGTCCGCTAAACTTGAGAGGGCAAGCCGTGAGATCACCCATCTGGGGGGAACCGGTAGTGTAGGTGGAAAGTTCGTTGGCGACGGTGGTGTTCTGGATGGCGAAGAAGAGAACCTTGATGGCGTGCGAGAGGCGGAGGTCAATGGAGACCGACGTTTGCGTGGCGGGAGTGACCGTGACAAAGTTGGCCATCTGCGCTTGTTCGATGAGGATGTCGCGAGGGGCACATGCCATGCGCTTACGCTCGTCGTTGGAGACGATGGCGTAATTGGCCCAGACCTGGACAGACTCGAACGTGGGTTCGACGCTGGACAAGAGGTCTGAGGCAACCGCGTTGGAACGGTAGGCCGAGTTGGCAACGGCCAGCGTGACGTTGCGCTCGCTGATGAGGAGCTCGCTCCAGTTGCGGAAGGTGAAGTTAATGCGCATCTCGTTGTAGGGAAGAGCAGCGGTCGGGAGGGCAACCCCCGAATCCCGCGAGTAGAAGAAGGGGAGGGGCAGGTTGAGGTACGTGACCGTCGGTTGAACAGAGGTTGCAAGGTTGGCGCCAGCGAGATTGGTCAGCGACGGAGGGAGATTTTGAGCAATTCCGCAAGTGTTCGTCAAGGCAACGGTATTACCGATCATGTTGTTGTATGCCAGCTGCTTGCCCTTGGGGACGGTGAACGCAGCCCAAAAGTCAAGGTGGACGTTGTCAAAGCGAGCCGCGACAAGGTCGTTGAAGGTGATGGCGCACTCCTTGATAAGGTTGTGCATCAGATTACGCGTCCAGCGAAGACGGGTATTGGCAGCGGCCGTAACTTGGTTGAGACCGACGCGGAGCCAGGTTTGGAGCAAGTAATCACCGGCGCGCGAGATGCTGACAGACCAGTTTTGACCAAACTTAGGCTGACCAGACGCGTTGGACAGGATGACAGGAACCTGGGTAAACCATGTCGACTTGCACGTGGTGCGAACAAAGTACGCGACAGCGTCGCCGCAGCCGTACATGTACTTTTCAAGCTCGTCATAAGTGGCGAGGTCGATAAAACCAGAGGTAATGTTTGAGGATTGGATAGAACTCATGTTTTATATTAACCAATATATTTTTTTTAAGTAAAAAACATCATCATTACAATACAGGGAATCCAATTGTTCCACCTGAAATTCTCACGATGTTATTGTTAATGCACGACAAGTAAAACTCGTAGGTTTGCCGAATGTTGACCCCTGCCCCATTGGCACCGCCCGGGGCTTCGCCTGCACCTCCCGTTAGAGGAAGGGTAGTGGTAGACCCCGCAAGCAGGCTGTTTGCAGCGATAGCAAGAGAAGAAGCGATTGGAATAATACTGACGTTGCTAAGTTTACCGTAGTTTGTAGATCCCATAGGGTCTGGGCACATAAAATCAAGAGAATATGAATAAGAGTGAAATCCAGACACTGCTGGAATGCTAGGGGCGTGAAAATATGGGTTTACCAAGCTGTAGTAGTCTGCTCCCATATTGGCCAAACGTGCTGTATTTTCGTAAACTACACTAACAGTGTCTAGTGGATCTTCCGCGTACTGGGAGTGGTACTTGGCGGGAACCTGAGTAAGATTTCCCATCAACGGAGACCCGACCGTGTATACAGATCTTTCGGAAGCAAACGTGCTGTTCCGCACGGCAAAGAATATAACTTTAATTGCGTGCGACAGACGCAAATCTATTCTTGGGTTCGGATTATCAGTAGGCGTGTACACAATGGGTTGGACGAGCTGAACTTGCTCAATCAATATATCCCTAGGACTGCAAGCCATGCGTTTGCGCTCGTCGTTTGAAACAATCGCATAGTTTGCCCACACCTCTACCTTGGAAAGCGTCGGTGCCTCAGTATGACTGTCCAAATTTGAGACGGCTGGGATTCTGCGAAACTCGGTATTGCTATTGTTTGTAGGGGTTTCGCCAATGAGAAGCTCGTCCCAGTTTCTAAAACTAAAGTTAATGCTCATATCGGTGTACGGCAGCGCCGCCGTTGGCAGAGCAATCCCGCTATCCCTAGAATAAAAAAAAGGAAGTGGAAGATTAAGCCACGTTTCAGTCGGCTGACCGGCCGTCAAGTTTCCTGTCGCAATGCCCGGATTGGTCTTTGCCGGAGGAAGCTGAAAGTTTTGTCCAGCAACAGCAACGGCCGTTGGAGTATCGGTAAGATCGATCAGGTTCCGTGTATTCCCTATCATTTGATTGTAACCTTGTTGTTTTCCAGCCGGAACGGTAAAAGCTGCCCACATGTCAAGATGGAAACTATCAAATTTTTCAACTACTAGATCGTTGCAGGTAATAGACACCTCTTTTACAAGATTGTGCATTAAATTTTGAACCCACCTCAAGCGAAGGTTGTTGGCATTTCCAGTTATTGCAGAAACGTTAGGAAGAGCGACCCGAATCCAGGTGTGCAGAAGATAATCTCCTGCTCTCGAAATATTTACCGAAAAATCTTTACCAAAATCGGCTTGTCCCTGGGATACGGGGAGAATTACGGGGAGTTGTGTGAACCAAGACGATTTAACTGTAGTTTTAACAAAATACGAAACGCATGTATTGCACCCGTACAAGTATTTTTCAAGTTCATCGTATGTAGCCAGATCAATAAATCCAGATGTTAAATTTGATGTGTACCTACTCATTTTATTATTAAAATTTTTAGTTTTTAATAGTAAATATGTTTAATTCAGTATGTTTTACTCCCGAATTAACAACAATATTCCTGAATTTGTTGATTATATTAGTTATATTACCTTTGGGCTCCATTTATTATTACTCGATCAAAAAACCAAAAAATGAAATCCCCTCCCCCCGACCTTCCCCTCGACCCTCTAATACCGAAACATTGGTTTCGACGACTGCCGCTGCAGTCAATAATCACAAGGGAAAGATGCTAATTTTAAAAATTATAACAACAATTTACGCTTTGTTCTTGTCGGTAAAGAAAAATAATGGAATCGGAATCCAAGGAATTGCAGCCTCTATATTTTCACCGGGAATTTACATTCTCACGATGCTCAAGAGCGCTAAGAATTTCACGGTTGATCACCTTCTCGGAAAGGGCGAGTGGACAAAATGTTTGTCCGTAGGCTTTCCATGGTGGGGCTGGGTTTTAGCATTGCTAATGGCAGTACCGATTGTACTAATTTTATTGGTAATTTTGATTTTTACTTCTATTAGTGCTATTCCGTTCTGAAAATATAAATCGATTAGCGTAAATTTTTTCACACTTTAATAAAGAATGAATACTATTAATCTTATGCAAAATTTAGGAAAAGTGTTACTTGCAGTAGCACTTATTGCTGTAACATACAACCTAATTGTTATAAAAGAGGAAGACGACCTACTTGTTTCCAGCTCAGTCGGAGCATCTACATCTAATAAAACGTACACCTGCAAAATGGTATGCACTGAAGACGTAGCCGCCCCCAAACCCGCCCCTAGACCAGCCCCTAGACCAGCCCCTAGACCCGCCCCTAGACCCGCCCCTAGACCCGCTCTTTCCTGCAGTGCCGCTCTGAGAGATGTTTACGAAAAATGTGTCGCCTCTAGTGATAAAACTTCTACATCGTGTGTAACGGCCATCCAAAATTGTAAAAATGCCCCTAGACCCGCTCCTAGACCCGCTCCTAGACCCGCCCCTAGACCCGCTCCTAGACCCGCTCTTAGACCCGCCCCTAGACCCGCCGTCGAACAATATTTTCCCATTACATCACTCGCGACGGGTAGAGGTAACGTTAATCCAAAAACAGGACTCCCTATGTGCTAATTTTAATACTACTTACAGTATAAAAATTATTATTTAAAAAACTCGCTTAACCATTTAATTATCTAGTATTAAAATAAATAATGAGCACCTCTACAACTATTAAGGAAGATTTTAAGTGTCCTATTTGCACTAGTTTGTACGTCAAACCGACTGTTTTCGAATGCGGCCATACTATGTGTTTATCGTGTCACTACAAATTGGATAAATCCTCGGTGTCTCCTACATTTGAAACCCCTACATTCAAGTGCCCTCTGTGCAGATATCCAACAACCATACCCTGGGAAGAAAGACCTTCTAACATTGCTCTAGACAAAATATGCAAACTTATGTACCCGGAAGAGTACAGTGAAATTGAAAAAATAGAAGCTAGGTGTGCTGACCTGTCTAGTCGACTAAAGAAACATGTAGTAAAAAAGTATGGGATCAGCGACGAATTACAAAATTTAAACTTGTCAGAAACTGCAAGCAACTCCCAATTTCAACTTGCCGAACGCGTGTACGAAAAATTGTTGCCAATTTTTTCAAAGGCTGCAAGCCACGGAAAAAGCTACGTGTCCGTAACCGAGGTCAAACTAGTATCTGAAATAGAAATATGTATTCAACCTTTGTCAAAAAAATTGTTTGAAAACAACAACGTATATAAACTTACTTGCACGCCAGAAGAATGCACGGTCTATTTTTCTAAGTGCTCTATGTTGTGGGGAAGAGAATTTCGTAACCACAATCATACAGGGTCTGACGACTCACATCCCCCGCAAAGTCCGCCGTTTCCTGCAAACAGAAGAACTATAAACAACTCTATAAATAGAATACTGCTAGGAATTCCATTGACTTAAACTAATTCTTGTTATAATCAGAAAATGAAAACAAGTTGGACAACCGTACCTTCAGTCTGGAAAGCAGACGTGGACAATAAACTGGTTTATATAAGATGCAATAGGAAATGTAATTGTATTATTAAAAAATTAAGAAAATATGAAAAAGATTTCTTTACGTGTGATTTTTCTCCCAGGAAGAAAGCGGGGGTTATAATGACCACAAAAAAATTTGGAAAGTTTTTAATTGTACAATCTCGAGGAAGACTATGGGGAGTACCCAAAGGGGGTATGGAAACAGGAGAAACCCCAAAAGAATGCGCGTTTAGAGAATTCACGGAAGAAACTGGGATAAAAGAAGATTTAAACAAGTTTAATATCTCAAGCGAGATATCTGTAAACCAAGGAAAATATTTCTGCATTCATAACCAAATTGAGCATCCGCTTAAATTGACCGACGAATACGACTCGACAGGAGTGGGATGGATTACCCTGAAATGCATGCGAGACCTCGAACTAAGGAAACTGGTAAAATTTACTGCAGATTTTAAGAAAATCTTAGAGGTAATCTAAAGTATTCCTTTTTTAAAAAAAAATGAATGCAACTAAAAAACTTGCGCAGAAATATCACGAATCAAAAGACGTAGAGGCTAGCATATGTCACCACCGTGGCAAACCAGTCGAAGAAGCACACGGGACGTCTGGAGACATTATTAAATCAGTCGTTCTGGGAGGTCTAGACGGAATTATTACTACCTTTGCCATCGTATGCGCTGTAGAAGGCTCAAATGAACTCGGGTCCAAGGTCGTTATAATGATGGGCGTCGCAAACCTAGTTGCCGACGCAATTTCCATGGGTCTCGGAGACTACCTTAGCGAAAAAGCCGAAAACGACTACGTCGCAAAGGAACAGTCCAGAGAACAATGGGAAATGGATAATTTTATAGAAGGTGAAATATCAGAAATGGCGGACATCTACGTTAAAAAAGGATTCTCTCGTGTAGATGCGCTTGAGATTCTGAACAAGATGGTGCTAAACAGGCAATTTTTTTTGGAGCACATGATGGTAGAAGAACTCGGGTTTATGCCCGTCGACCCCGACGCTGCCCCCGCAAAGAAAGGTGCAGTGACCTTTGTTTCGTTCACGGTCTTTGGCAGCGTGCCTCTTTTAGTGTACATAGGCCTGTACGACACGATGGAAAAAGACGAAGTTTTCCTAATTGCCACCGGGGCTGTGGCGACCACTCTATTCGGGCTTGGCTGTTTGAAAGCAAACCTAATTCAAGCCAAAGGGTGGGAAATGGTCAAAAGCGGAGGGGAAACTCTCGGATTGGGAGGAATTGCCTGTGGAATGAGCTATTTAATCGGAAAGGGCTTGGAAAAAATAATGGATGTTACGTGTAAATAATTATTAAATTTTATTAATTAAATGGCTAAAAAAAAAAGAAAATCACCCAAAAGACGCGTTCGATTTCAGGATAACAACGACTGTAAAAAATCATTGCGGCCTACAACTCTCGACAGATCCCGCTCTAAATATTGCACAGATGTAGGCAAGGAATACAAATACTACCGCACTCAAAATTATTATGGGTGTTGCAAGAAGAAAAAAAAATCCCCAAAAAAGAAAAATACGTCCCCAAAAAAGAAAACTTCCAGCTTCTGCAAAGGCGCAACGCTAAAGGGTAAAAAGTGTAAAAATCCGGTAAAAAGTGGTAAATATTGTCACCTGCACAAGTAAAACGATTGGAATTTTTATAAAAGTATTTTTATAAAATAATGACTGACAAAAAATCTCAACTTGGTCAATTTTATACGACCAATTACGACTACATTCTCAAAGGCATGCATTTGCCTTTTCGGTCTCGAGTAATCGAACCTTTTGCCGGCAACGGAGACCTGCTAGAGTTTGCAAAGCGTTTCAAACCCGCGTTTATAGAATGTTATGATATAGACCCCAAACTTAATTTCATAATAAAACGGGACACTTTGACATTACCCCCCGACTACGACGGAAAATTTGTCCTTACAAACCCCCCGTATCTGGCCAAAAATAAATTTAAGGGAAACAAGGACGTTTTTAGCCAGCACAAACAAGACGACTTGTACAAATGTTTTATGTCATCGCTTGTCGACAGCGGGTGCAATGCGGGAATTGTTATCATTCCCTTAAATTTCTGGTGCTCTCTTAGAAAGGCAGATGCTCTACTCAGACGCAGATTTCTGAGCCAGTACACTATCACTCGGGTAAATGTTTTCTATGACAAAGTATTTGACGACACTGGCTACACAGTCTGTGCCATTCAATTTCGCCGACGAAACAATCTGGAAAACAATACAGGCTACTCAATCTGCGCCATTCGCACCCCCCCCGTGCTTGAAAACAATGAGGAAGTCCCCATGCATTTTTACCCTGACCGGTCGGCTGCAGTGATTAAATTGGGCGAATTTAACGACTATACGATAGGCGGAGATATTCTCAACCTGGAACAGACTGACAAATTCAAGGTAGAGCGGGCGACCAAAAATAACAAAAATTCTCCAGGATTGACAAATATTTTGGTAAAATGTATAGACGATTCTTCTTCTTCTCAACTGGGTCTCAAGATTGTGTCAGATGAAGATAGACACATCGACGAAACCCCAAAATTGTCATCAAGAAGCTATGCAACTTTGGTAATTAATCCACCCATTACTTTGGAAAAACAAAAGATTATTGTAAATATTTTTAACGCCCGAATGGGTAAATGGCGCGGTGAATATAATTCGTTGTTTTTGTCAAATTATAGAGAGAGTGGACGAAAACGGGTGTCTTTTGGGGTAGTTTTTAAAATGGTAAACTATTTGTTGCGGTAAAATGATTAAAAATTTTGACTTTCTAAAAAATCAAAATGTCTGTTTACGAATCTTTTGACGAAAAAATGGGAGAACGGGGAAACGAGGAAGAAAATAAGCATGGACACTTGTCAATTTTGTGTTCTATTTTGGCAGGTTTGTGGGTCTTGACTCCCGTTATATTTTTTTTGATAGATGGAGGGCGCTCTTTTTCTCTCCGCGGATCATCTAACTCTTGTGATGGAATAATTCGATCTCAACAAATCAACGACCGTTCTTGTCTACTCGTCGGCTTTGATGAGATCCCTGCGACTTCTCCGAGTGAACTGCCAGGAGAACCAAGTCTTCCGTCAAAGCCTGCACCGTTTGAATGGGTCGATGGACAGCTTTGTTCTGGAACTAGAAACGAGATTTTCTCCAACATGGAATTGGGAAAAATGGGTATTCGCTCGGATGCCACGTATACCTGTCGAGACGGAACAGTCGTGAAGGCTGGAGTATATATGGCAGATTTACATAATAAATACTAAATTAAATGAGTACTTGCCCTTTTTCAAAATTTAGAGATATTTTCGGACACCCAGGTACAGGTGTGCATGCCTTAAAGTTCAAAGGAACAAGTTTGGTAGACTATTTTTTAACTATTGCCCTGGCTTTTTCAATCACTCTTCTAACTGGGTGGCCGCTGGTTTTAACTACGATCGGGGCACTTGTCGCGGGTATTATTTTGCACGTGTTGTTTGGAGTAAATACGGAAACTGTGAAAGCTTTGGGATTGACTTGCGATTAAATTGAGTATATTTTGGTTTATTTATTTTTATCGGCTTTTCGATAAAAATGGTTTTTATTTTGAAAAATCTAAAATAACAAAATCCCCACATCACAATTATTTTTTAATAATTATAACAAACAATGAACGCTAAAAAGTTTTATTCTTCATCTACTACTTACCAATTGCCGATCGAACGAACTCGTTATCGGGATTATGAAATGTCGAGAAGCGCAACAATATTAAAATTTATAGAGTCTGAGTATGACATTCAGAGCATGAGCGTCTCCCATGTTCCGGGGGTTTCGTTGGAAATTGCCGAGGTGTTTCGAGGCAACCAAGTCGAATTAGTTTGTAATTTAATTGGTTTAGCATTGCTTTTTATAGGCCCGTCTTCTGATGTTGAAGAAGCCGCAAAATCTTTTATGAAAAATTTAATAAAAAATTATGGAGTAATTGATGACAAGGGTCTAATCACTGAAGCAATTTTTCAAAAAATTGACTCATTAATGAATATAAATGAGTTGCCAAGCTCTAACTGGTTTGAAAGGGCTGGAAATGAAATTAATTTTTATGCAGGAAGAGATTTATTAATAAACCACCACCCTCAAGCTCAAAAATTGCGCGATGTATTTTTAGATTATAAGTTTTCATCTTATATTTTAGGGTCTTATATATTTTAAGTTGAAGTAGAGCAATAAAAAAGAAAAAAACAACAATCAAGCCCGCAAATAACTATTTAGTTATTATTTGCGGGCTTTTTTGCGTCACTCACTATTTACTATTTTCCAAAATGCGCATTAGAATCAAGCACCCTACGCAGAAGAGTTTGGCAATGTTTGAAGACATAATCAAGAAACACTCAAATGAGAAGGATATAGTTTTGGATACTTTTCTGGGAGCTGGGACGACCGCTATGGCTTGTCAGAATACAGGTAGAGTGTGCTACGGATGTGAAAGAGAGAGTAAATATTTTGAGACGTATTATGAAAGTTTGGGAGTAGGGCGGGAGGAGAAAGAAGAGGAAGAGTCGAGTGATGAGGAATTTGTGTACGAGGCTTAGAAATGATATTATATTTTGAAACTTGAAAGTTTCAAAAAAATGGCCGACGAAATGGAAAATAATGAACTCGCACCTGGATCCAAGGCCGGACCGCCTCTAAAACGACCGAGCGTTACTACTACTTCGGGAGCGAAAGAAACCAAAAAAGAACCTGAGAACGAACTCGCGTCTGGATCAGAGGCTGGACCGCCTCTGAAAAAAAAAGCACGCTTACATTTTATAAGAGAACCGTTCAATGGGCAAAAGGAGGTAAACAAAATATTGGAAAAGTTAGGGTCATCTTTGGTATACCCAGAGGCGGCATTCATGGAAATGAAAAAAGGCCGAAAATCTCATATAACTGCGTGGTGTATATCAAGGGAAAAAAAACATCCAACCACGGT